GCGGAATCAGCGCAACGAGAAAAACAACGGCTGGGTGAACAATGATGCGAAGGAAATTTTTGAACTCGCACGAGTAAAGAGAAGTGTCCCGGACAGAGACTTCATGCTTCACGATTTAATGGTGCTTGGTCTATTACAATTCCCAAAGCAGACAGGTAATCTTGCTAACAGGGTAACTTTTATCGACAACGAATCAGAGAAGGTACTTTCTATCACTGATTATAGAGAGTTGGGGTATGAATACCTCAAGTATCTTGGGGAGAATTATGTCAGGTGCGCAGAGTGTGGCAGACTGATTAAGGGTTCAAAAAATAACACAAGAAAGTATTGCAGTGAATGTATGCCACCTGTTGAAGATGGAATGAAGGTTAAGTATTGTGTTGACTGCGGTGAGGAATTTGTCGTGAAAATGAGATCGAGGACTATCCGGTGTCCTGCGTGCTACGCAGAAAGAAAGAAAATTGCTTCACGAGAAACATCAAAAAAATACAGAGAGAAGCAAAGAAATCAAGAGAGTATTGTAAAGTGACAAAGTTCACGATAATTGTTATATGGTATATATAGAGATATACCGCTCTTCATTCTTATCTCTTTCTAGTCTCTCTCTTCTGGCGCATTCGGTATTCGCTAATGGCTGTATCGGGTGCGCCAATTAATGAGCAAGTTCGCTTGCTCTTTTTTAATGCTCAAATGGCAGTATGGCGGAGAGGCTTAACGCACTGGTCTTGAAAACCAGCGTGCGGAAACGCACCGTAGGTTCAAATCCTACTACTGTCGTTAATTTTTTTACTGATAATGCAAAATAGTTTTGATAGAAATTTAAGGGGGACTTATCATGGGATATACGAATAGTCCGTTAGTTGTTTACACGAAACTAAGCCCTAATCATTCGGGCAGAAGGACTCATGCCATCGACCGCATTTCGCCACACTGTGTAGTAGGGCAGGTTAGCGCTGAATCACTTGGATCAATTTTCGCTAGTCCTAGCAAAGAGGCGTCATCAAATTACGGAATTGACAAGGATGGGCGAGTCGGCATGTACGTTGAGGAAAAGAATAGAAGCTGGTGCACGAGTTCAAATTCAAATGACCAACGCGCGGTGACAATCGAGTGTGCATCAGATACAAAGCATCCGTATTGGATGAATGACAAAGTGTATAACAGGCTTATTGACTTATGTGCAGACATCTGCAAGAGAAACGGCAAGAACAAACTTATTTGGTTTGGAGATAAAGAAAAATCTTTAAATTATGAGCCAAAAAGTAACGAAATGGTAATCACAGTTCACAGGTGGTTCGCACCAAAAAGCTGTCCGGGAGACTGGTTATACAGCCGTTTAGGTAAAGTTGCCGATGAAGTCAACGAGCGTCTTTCGTCTACGCATCAAGAATCCAAAGCAGAAGAAACTAAAGTCCATGTGATTGTTCAGGATAAGACAGACACGAGGGAAAACGATGAGATCATTTGGGACTTCTTTAAGAGCAAAGGTCTGAATGATTTTGCTGTTGCAGGTCTTATGGGAAATCTCAAGGCAGAGAGCAATCTCCGCCCTGACAATCTTCAAAACTCTTTCGAGGGGAGACTTGGTTCTGACGAAGAATACACAAAGAAAGTTGACAGTGGGAAAATCTCACGGCACAGCTTTGCGAATGACCATTCAGGATATGGGCTTGCTCAGTGGACTTGGCATACTCGCAAAGAAGCACTCTACGATTACGCAAAAGAGAAGGGTGTGTCTATCGCAGACCTGACTATGCAGCTTGGATATCTCTGGATCGAACTTCAGCGCTACACAAAAACGATGTCTGTACTCGTGAATGCAAAGAGTGTCTACGAGGCATCCACCATTGTTTTGACGGATTTTGAGAAACCTGCGAATCAGGGCAACTCTGTCAGGGATCAGCGTGCGAGGTTTGGCGATGAGTTTTACAACAAGTTTTCACACAACGAAGTTAATGCTACTGCTCAGGAGCAGGAGTGCCTGTACAAAGTACAGTGCGGTGCATTCGGTGTAAAAGCAAATGCTGACAGACTTTCTGGCAGACTTAGAAAAGCCGGGTTTGATGTACATGTCCGCCAGATTGACACATTGTACAAAGTCGCAATCTACGGGCTGAAAACAAAACAAGAAGCGAATGACTTTGCCAGCAGAATCGTTAAAAGCGGAATCAGCAAGGCAACAGTTTTGGAGGATGATTGATGGCTAACATGGTAATCTACAGAGTCCAAGTTGGCGCTTATCTTCTGAAAGCCAATGCGGACAGACAGCTGAAAAAGCTAAAAAAGAAAGGGTTCAATCCTATAATCGTCAAGTCTGGCGCTCTTTACAAGGTGCAGGTTGGCGCTTATTCAAAAATCAAGAACGCACAGAACGTGCAGAGAAAATTGAAAAACTTCGGGTACAAGTCAATCATTGCCGAGTATATCGTGCAGACTGATGAACCCGAAAAGCCACAGCCCAAACCGCAGACCAATGAAGAGCATCCGAGGATCTTGGTATGGGGAATCTGGTTCACAGAAACTTGCGAGTACAAATACGGTGATGCAACAGCCATCATCCAATTCGACAAGAATGACAACATCGAGCATGTAATCCTTATTGACACTGGCATGAACGGTTGCGACACAATCAAGAAACTGAAAAAGGCTGGCGTCACAAAGATTGACGCAGTTGTAATCTCTCATGCTCACGGCGATCACTACGGTTTCCTGACTTCTGTGTTCGAGAACTTTAAAGTCAAGGCGCTGTATCTCCCTGACTGCACAGAACTTGACAAGCATCAGAAGTCTTATGGCGATTCGATCCGTCATCAGGAGAAGAAGGCTAAGAAGTATGGCGCTTCTTGCACTTACCTGAAAATGGGAAGTTCCTTCACGATTGGCAAGATTGACTGTAACTGCATTTGGCAAGCACCTGCAAACAAGCTGTCTGAGCATGACAGTCATCACTTTGTGAACAACGAGTCTGTCGTTCTCAGGTTCACTCTCGATGGGACATGGATATTCTACACTGCTGGCGATTTACAGAACGAGGGCAACAACTTACTTATCAAGGCAGTTAAGGATCTGAAAGCTGACATTTTTAAATGCCAGTGGCACGGGGACGCAAATGCAAACAACGAAAATATTTGCAAGGCAGTCAGTCCTAAAATCGCATTCAGCAACTATCATCACGGAGAGCGTTCTGGGCGTGGGACAACGAGGAAACGTCTTGAAGCTGTCGGTGCAAAGGTTGCACGTAATTATGAGAATGGTGACATCTACATTAACTGCATCGGTAATAAGATGACGCTCTCATCTTCAAAGGGGAATATTAGCGCAACCTTTGTGAAATAATAGTTGACATATAACGGTCGGGACGGAGACCTAAAACCCGTTCCCATAAGTCGGAAGACTATAAATCTACGATGAGAAGAGGGGTTTTAGCATGGGTAAGATATTATACAAAGTTCAAGTTGGCTCGTATGCGAATATTGCCAATGCGAAAAGACAACTTAGAAAAGTTAAGGACGCCGGGTTCGATGGCGTCATTGTTCCGTTTGGCAATCTATACAGGGTTCAGTGCGGTGCTTTCGGTGATAAAGAGAATGCCAAGAATGTTCTTGCGAAAGTAAAGAAGGTATTCCTGAACGTAACAATTATCGAAGAGTTATCCGAAACCAGTGAACTTGGCTACAAGGTAATGCTTACTACTAAAGCCACTATCAAGGATGTGAAGCCTCACGGGATACTGGTTATTGAACCAGAAGACTATACGTTAGGCGAAATCAGAAAGCTAAAGGAAAGTGGAGTCATGCTGTTGGGTTATCTTTCAGTTGGCTCCATTTCTAATGAACGTCCATACTACAAGACGCTTGAGCCATTCCGTCTAAGCAGATTAGAAGATTGGCATCACGAGTGGTATCTCGATTTGAGGAAAGAAAAAGTAAGAAAGTGGTGCGTCAGTAGAGCGAAAGAAATCAAAGCGATGGGCTTTGACGGGTGGTGGTTGGATAACTTGGACGTTTACGAATATCATAAGAGTCCTGAAATGTACAAAGCAATCACTAATGTCTTGAAGTCAATCAAGGACGTTGACGGATACATCATGGTCAACGGTGGTTCAGAGTACATTTCAAAACTTATGGATTCGGATACAAATCATAAGTCTATAACCTTTATTGACGGTGTAACCCAAGAGGAAGTAATCAGCCTTATTAAATCTTATTCAGGGGAAGGCGAATTTGGTAAACAGGAACCTGAAATGAATAAGTGGTACGAATCGTACATGAAGAGGCTGCTGAGGCATGACATGTATGCATTCCTCTTGGAGTACACAAGAGATAAGTCTGTAAAGAAAAAGATTATTGATTTTTGTACTAAGAACAAGATGACAGGTTATTACATCTCTGGCGATGTAGACCTTTGAGGGAAATAAATGTCAGATAATAGTTTGAGCAGAAAAGTAGGTGAAAACGAGGAACAATTCTTATGGCGTATCGGGCAAGCCAAGGATTCAGGTCTGATTGATCTCGACTGGAAAGAGATTACTGACCTGATGAATAAAGAGTTCAGGAGTGATGAATCTGAATACAGGAGTGAGTCTGCGTACAGGAAATTGTATCAGTACGCAAGAAAGTTCTATGAGTCAGGTGCATTCAAACAGTATGCGACCGAGGATGACTACATCCGCGAACTCAGAAATGCCAAACACGAACTCCAAATGGAGAAACAAAAGCTGTCCGATGAACGCACAGAATTGAATAGAGCATTGCGTGAGCAAGCAAGAAAAGAATCATACATCGACTTGGTATCACGGCAGTTACAAAACGTGAAGCCGTTGGAGTTCGACTACACCCCAAGAGATTATCGGTCAACCGATAACGACCTTATCTGCCATATCACGGATTTGCACGCAGGAATCAATATTGACCATTGGTACAACAGATTTGATATGTCTGTACTCCGTGAAAGACTGTGGAAGTATTTAGACCAGCTGTTTGATATACAGAAGAGGCATAATTCACAGGACTGCTATGTTGTTATTGGCGAGATTCTTTCTGGGCTTATCCATCATGAACTCAGGATCGAGAATAACGAGAATGTCGTGGAGCAGTTCATCTATGTGTCTTCTATGTTGTCTGAGTTTTTGGCGGAAGTCTCAAAGAGATTTGAGAGTGTATATGTTTATATCACTCCGGGCAATCATTCGAGAGTCGTAGCCAACAAAGAGCATTCTCTTCGTGGCGAGAACTTCGATGTTCTTCTTCCGCATTACCTCAAGGCGAGTCTTCAAAATTATCATAATGTCTTTATTGAGGATAACAAGAAGGACTGCGATGTTGCGATATTCGATGTCCGTGGTAATCATGTATTCGGCGTTCACGGAGACAAGGATGAAACGAGCAACGTTGTCCAAAGGTTCACGATGATTTTTGGCGTGAAACCGGATATTGTCCTCATGGGACACAGACACACCAATGCGCTGACCACGGTGTATGACACTAAAGTAATTCAGTCAGGCTGTGTATCTGGTTCAGACAATTACTGCCTTGACAGAAGGTTGAAGAACCGACCTGAGCAGACTGTATCGGTCGTAAGTGAAGATGGTCTTGTTTGTATATATGACGTGAAAGTTGATTAAACTCTGACTGCGGTCAGGGTTTTCTTATTGTGAAGAGAGAGAGGAAATATGAACCAATCAGAAATGCTTTCGAGAGTTTCTGAGAAAATCAATCTACCTAAGTATCACTGCGAGAGAGTGTTGGACGCCATGAAGAAGGTCATCGTTGAATCTCTCGTAAATGGAGATGATGTGAGACTCAGGGGATTTTGCACGTTCGAAGTAACGAATCGGAAGAAAAGAAACGGATATAACCCGATTACGGGGAAACTTGAAGAATTTGAAGCCGTTCGATCAGCTGCATGCAAAATGGGTAAGCCTGTAAAGAAAGCTGTGAAAACGGGTGTTTGGGAGGATTTTGACGGAGATGATGAGTAATTTTCAACTTAGTTTCGCCACACATGCAGACCTTGCGGATGCAATGGTTAGTCTGGCTGATGAGGGAAAAGTAGTATACGCAGCGATGTTCTATGATGACGCAAGGGCACTTCTCAAAGAACTCGCTTATTTCGATGAAGTGACATTCGGCAATCTCGATATTGAGGATCCGCAGTGGGGCGGATACCAGCGAGAGTATTACGTCTATATTGACGAGGAATACAAGGTTGGCGTAGAGCATGCATGGCGCGAGAAAGAGGATGACAAACGTGGCATTTATCTTGGAGCAGAAGGATGCATCGTGCTTGTCCACTCTGATGCCAATAGCAGAATTATCGAGGCTATGAAGGGAAGTGACTGCACTGAGTTCGACATTGATGCGGAGGCTGAGTGCGATGGATGCTGTGAAACGTGCGCAATGTTCGATGATGACGATGACGATGATTACATCGAGGTAGACTTGGAAGACCTCATCGAGAAGTCTGGCGTTGACATTGCTAAGATTCTCGCAGCTGCGGTATTTCTCGGCGACATTACTGAGTAAAAACAATTTGAAGAGTATCACTACTCTTCTATTGCCCCGATAGTCCAATGGTAGAACAAGTGGCTGTTAACCACTATATGGGAGTTCGATTCTCTCTCGGGGCGCACGTTGGATTGGATTAGATAATTGCGATTCTAAAAAATAGTTGTAAGTGAGGTAAGCGTATTGGCAAAAAAGATGATGCCAGTGCAAGAGTTTACATACTCATGCCATAAGTGCGGTTTAACTACGGAAGACCCAAAAGGGTTCTACCGGAGCAACAGCACTACCTATGGCATTAATGGATATATGCCCATATGCAAAGATTGTCTTGCACTGTTATACAATAGATATTTACGAATGTACGAAAGTGTATATCTCTCGATTAAGAGGATATGCATGATTTACGACATATATTATTCGGACTCAATTGTGGATGCGTGTTATAAGAATAATGCGTCACCGACAATCAGTGATTATATGCGCAGAGTGAACAATATGTCTCAATACAAAGGAAAGACATTTGAGGACGCTTTGCGTGAAGGTTTCTTCTTCGATATGAAGGAGCCATCCACAATCCCATCCGACAAAGAAGTAGAACCTGTATCGACCATCCCTGATAGTGTAAAGGCGCGTTGGGGAAGTGGTTTAGCTGATGAAGATTATAAGGCTTTAGAGGAACACTATCGTTATCTAAAGAAAGCGAATCCAGATTGCGACAGTAATCAGGAAATCTTCATTATGGATCTCTGCCAAACAAAAATGCAACAAACAAACGCTATGAAAGGTGGCAGAACAGACGACTACATTAAACTTACAGAATCATACAGAAAGACATTTACACAAGCTGGATTAAAAACAGCAAGAGAAAGTACAAACGAAGAAGAATTCTCAATTGGTGTAAATGCTCAAACTATAGAACAATATACTCCTGCTGAATACTACAAAAATAAAGAACGCCATAAAGACTTTGACGGTCTTGGCGAATACTTTACGAGGTTCTTAACTCGCCCGTTGAAAAACTTAATGTTCTCAACCTCTGATAGAGATAGTGAATATTACGTTAAGGACGAGGAAGATTTGACTGACGATGAGTAAAACGAGAGTGAGTAAAGTCAGTGAAGGTTTGGATGAAAAGCAGAGAGTATTATACAAAAGATTCCCTTCTGATTCTTTTCTTGGAAGTGAAAAGAATGTCGCCCATTTCATAGATTGGATAACATTTTTCAGAAGGAATCTTCATAGATTTGCTACAGATTATCTTGGCATTAAATTGTTTCTCTATCAAACAATAATGCTCTACCTGATGGGAATAAGCAATTTCTTTGTTGTCATAGCAAGTAGAGCATCAGCCAAATCGTTCATCATTGCCCTATATGCATGTTGCAGATGTATATTGTATCCGGGGTCAATGATAGTCATTGCGTCAAGTACGAAGGGACAATCAAAGTTGATTATCTCGGAGAAGATACAAAAAGAGCTTATGAACATGTCCCCGAAATTGCGCAATGAGATAAAGCGGATTAAAGATAATCAGAGCGAAATAATTGTTTTCTTCAAAAACAACAGCACGATAACTGTTGTACCTGCAAGCGAAAATGCGAGAGGGTATCGTTCTAATGTAATCATACGTGAAGAGTTTAGGCAAATCAAAAAGAATATTGACGACAGTATTCTTTCGCCATTCCAAATCGTAAGGCAGACCCCTTACATGAAGGACGATTACTATACCAATATTCCAGAATTGCAAGAAGAAAACGTTGACATTTACATTAGTTCAAGCTGGTATGACAATGGCAACTGGATGTGGGGAATCGTTGACAGAACGTTTGACGATATGCTCAAAGGGAAACCTTCCTGCCTTCTGGCATTTGACGAATCTGTCGCCATTAAGCACAAGATTAAGACAATGCGGTACTTCCAAACGGAAAAGAAGAAACAGGATCCGATGACATGGCAGCTTGAATTCTTGAATGCAAGAGTGAAAGAAAACAGACATGCATTCTTCACATATGCATTATTGCAACAAAATCAGAATTGCAAACAGCCATTCTATCCAAGAACACTTCCAGACGTTTTGAGTAATAGGAAAAATCCTTATGATATTCCAAAACAAAAGAATGAAGTTAGGATTGTCTCTTGCGATATGGCATTTGTTGAGAATAGTAACAACGATAATTCTGTTTTCAGTTGTATAAGATTATTGCCAGAAATAACAACATACAAAAGTGATTCATCTAACGAGATGATTGTCAATAATGGTTTTAGAAGAGTTGTCCCATTCATGGGGCATGTACAAGGTGGCGAAGTAAAAAAACAAGCGCTAAAGATAAGGCAGTTGTATATTGACTTCAATGCAGATTACATCTGTCTTGATACTCGTAACGCTGGTAGCGATGCCGTTCAAGCATGGAAACAGCTTGAATTATTAGTGCGGAAAAAGCGGGAACGCTGAAATGTGAACCCGAACAGAAGGTTGTATTTAAAAGTACAGTCATGTGCAACGCGTAGATAATGAACCTGAAATGTTGTCTATTATAAACACAAATGCCTGTTTTGTTAAAAATAATCAACATTGCAGAATATAATTTATCCAAGAGTCCGCACCGCCTAAAAGGAAACTTATGGTGAAAAGATACGCTGAACTAACAGGAACAACAACTGTTAGAACTATCGGACAAAAAGCCGATAGGATAACAAATTGATTGCAGTTTACGATATACTTGCAAGACCATTATATGACGAAGAAAGAAGGATTGAATACCCGGCGTTAACGTGTATGAATGACGATAATATTGCTAACCGTATTAGAGTTGAGGGGGCGGAGCCAAGGATATTTGCAATTAACGCATCACAAAAACTAAACTCTGATATAGCGATAGACTTTAGAAGGGTACTTGCCGAAAAGCGAATAGATTTCCTTATTCCGTTTGAACAGGCACAAGAAGAAATCCTTCCAAATATGAAGGAATATGTTTCATCAGAAGACGCTGATGGGCAGTTTTTCTATGAAATTCCTTTTTTGGAAACACAAGCATTATTATCAGAAACTACATCGTTGGTATATGAAAAGAAACCAGAGACCGGGGTAATCGTAATCCACGAACAAGGTTCTAACAGAAAAGATAGATACACCTCTGTCTCGTATGGTAGTTATATGGCGTCCCTTCTTGAAAGGGATTTAGTATCTCAAAATGACGAATATGATTATACCGTGTTTGTTAATTGATACATGTAAACATAATAAACAAATTGTCGCTTAACGAGGGGGTATGTTAAATGACAAATAGTAAGAATACTTCCTCTAAATATAGACGAAGTTACAAAAAACAACCAAAGAAGTACGAAAACAATTCGGCAAAACCGCAGAGCAACGAATCATACGAAAGCAATGCGTACCGCTCCTATAGATTCACGTCCCCAAACGATGCGTTCTATTTCAGCCTGTCGAATATTTTCGACTACTATACACCTGAACAATTGCGTGGAATCATTAGGGATCCTATGAACAATAACGAGATTCTTAGGAACATCTCCCGTATGCTATACGGATGCAACGGCATCCTGTCGAATACGATTGATTACATCTGCGCACTGCCAACACTTGACAAGATCATTGTTCCGTATGGCGAAAGCGTTCAGAAGAAAAAGAGAAATGTCGCACTCATGGAGTCCACATTGAACACCATCAAGCATAAGGAATTTGTGCGTGATGCGCTTCTCAATGGGATGATTGACGGAGTTGCGTTCTACTATTTTGAGACAACGGAAAGACCATATTCAAGAAAGAAAATCATGTCGGATTATGATGTTGAGAGGATTTCTGAAATCAACGAATACGGCATGAACGCAAGTATCATTTCTCTGCCAGTGGATTACACAAGGATTGTAGGAATCAGGAACTCATCTTATGTGTTGGCTTTCAATCTCGATTATTTCGATAATGGCGAGGGTGAGGCAAGCACAGAAAAACTCAGGAAATATCCTAAAGAGATCCGTGATGCTTACAATTCAAAAAGGACATTGCACCACAAAGGATGGGTTGTCCTTGACAATACGAAGACTATCGTACACAAAATCAAGAGCAGTAAGGATGAACAGTGGGGAAGACCACTTGTCATCACTGCTATAAACGATATTCTTTACAACGATGACTTCATCGACACAAAGAGAAATGTTCTCGATGAAATCAACAATAGGATAATCTATCAAACCTTCCCGGAAGGGAAAGAAAAAGGTATCTCAGCTTTGACAAAAGTGCAACAGGAGAAACAGCATGAAGCTGTTAAAGGTGCGGTTCTCAAGAAGAACAACCGTGGCGGAATATCATTCTTCTCTGTCGCAGCTGGGACGAAGATTAATTCTATAGAGGCAAGCAACACGGACATCTTTGATGTGAAGTACGAATCCAATCTTGGTGAAAAGATTTCAGAAGATTTGGGTATCGCATCTTCTCTCTTGAATGGTTCAGGCAGTGGTAACTATTCATCTCAGGAAAACAATCTGCAATTGGTAAGTGCACAGGCATTTCAATGGATTGACCAGATTGAAGCAGAGTTGAACAAGTGCATTAACATGAACATCATTAAAGACAAGAAGAATCGTGTTGAATGCAGATATTTCAAAACCACTTATGTCAATCAGAAATCAATGATCCAGAATACAAAAGACCTTTATCTCCAAGGTAAAGGTTCTCTTGCTCTTTGGGCGAGTGCGGTCGGTATCGCACCAGAGGTATACTTTGCTCTGCTCGACAGAGAACTCGAAGATGACATCGAGAATAAGTATCCTGTCCACAAGACAAGCTACACGTATACCGGGGACGATGATTCTGATAACAAAGGCGGTCGCCCCGTGAACGAGGATAGCAAAAATCCAAGTACGTTACAAACACGGGCAAACGGGACAAACAACGTCCCATCACCAAGTAGAAACAATCAATAAGGTAAGTAAGGATACGGCAAACGCTGTCTCCTTTTTACATACAAAATGTTCGCAGGAGGAAACTTGGAATGAAATCTTTTGAAATTTCTAAGAAAGTTTCAAAGAATGGTCGCAGACATTTCAAGGTTATACTGCATGAAATCTATCCCGACTCATGCGTGGATGAGGTAAACGAGGTAGGTACACAGTATAACGAAAACGGCATCTCTTGGATTCGGGAATATTGCGAACGTGCACTTCCTTCTATTGAGGGCATGAGTCTTAGATGCGAATTTCTCGATGAAGAAAGAACGTTCCTGAATGGACATGGAGAAACAGAAATTAAAGATGGGTTGCCAATCTTCGAAGATGCCGTAATGGTCGGCACTTTCGAGAAGGGATACATAGAGGAAATCGAAACCGATGACGGTGAGAAGAAAACTGTATGTATTGGTGAAGGCACGATAGACGCATTGTGCTATCACAACTTCACAGAAAAACTCGATAAGGATATTGAGGATGGCAACGCCCCGTTCGGCAGTGTTGAGATTTTGAGGACAGAAAATAATGACAGCATCGTCTACAAATATGGCTACAAGGATTATGGTCGTATTCCTATGGAGTTCATTTATAGCGGTTATGCTTTGCTGTCCGTCAGACCTGCTGACCCAACGGCTAAAATATTGGAACTCAACGATTCCCACAAGGAGGAACAAACGATGGGCGAGAATGAAATCAAAGCTATCGTTTCTCAGGTTGTTGGCGAAATCAACTCTCATGCAGATGAGATTAATAAGATTAAAGCCGATTACGAGAATCAGATCGCTGATTGTATGAATGCAAAAGCCGAAAGCGATAGATTTGCTTCTGAACTGAATGAGCAGGTCAAGTCACTTCAAGAGAAGGTAGAGGCACTTGAGGCAGCTAATCAGGCTCTTACTTCCGAGAAAGAGACCATGACAAACGAGATGAACTCACTGAAAGCCGACCTTGAGACCGCTCAGAAGAACAAGAAAATTGATGAACTCAATAGCGCTATCGCAGATTTCAGTGACGAGCAGAAGTCTTATGCGCAGGCTGAGATTGATGCTTTCAACGAGAGTCCGCTGACAAGCGAGATTAACTCTGTTGTCGATAAGATTTACGCTGGAATCGGCAGAAAGAGTCGGGAGGAAGAGGCTAAGATGGCTTCTGAGATCCGTGACGATGAAGGTGTTGAAGACATTTTCTCTGAGGTCTGCTCCAAGAGCGAGACTGAGGAAGATGTAGACATTTTCTGATTACCTATTATTAGGAGGAGAAATAAAAATGATTAAAGTTGAGACTATCGGAATGCTGGATGTTGCAAAGATCAATCCCGTTCTTACTTCCGAAAATGATGTCGTGAATAACAGCTTTATCACAGATGGTGGCGTGACATATCTGGTCTGCAACACTATCGTTGGTGATGACGCTTACAAAGATGATGTTGTTATTCCTGCCGGTGAGTACCTTAATGGTTACGACCTGAGTGCATGGGTTAACAAGAAACTTGTCATTGATGGCAAGCATATTACTGGCGGAGTTTCAGGTCTTACTGCTGGTACTTCTACTCTCAAGATTGGTACTGGTGGCAAACTGGCAGCTGGCGCTCCCAGCGCAGGTGAGATTGGCTTCAAGGTTACTGACAAGTGCACTCTGACCGAGGCTGCTGTCAAAGCGATGATTATCATCGGTGCGTGATAACTTTTGATTAATGGAGGTATATCCTAATGAATACTACATATGAACTGAATAACCTTCGTAAAGACTCTGATTACCTGAACAGGGAGATGCGTGCTACTTCCGTAGTCGCTGAGGTTTTCTCTGCAATGGTTAAGGGTAACGAGGTCGGCGCTATTAAGGGCGCTGACAAGGCTGTTAAGTATATCAAGGAACTTGGTTCTCGTGCAGAGAACGGCGACTTCGGCGCTGTTGCAGAACTGAATACTCTCAGACGTTTTGTCATTGAGACCCCTCTCCTTCAGGAGATGAAGCTGCTTGGCATCTTTGGTTCTTATCAGGCAGTTGGCTACGATGAGACCATTGAGCGTGAGATTTACAAGCATGTTGGCGAGAAGTCTCGTGAGCAGGCTGCAAGCGGTGACGTTGTATTCCCCGCAATCGTCAAAGAGACTTACCCCGTCCCGACATTCACCGTTTCTGGTGGATATGCGGTTGACTATCGTAGGGTCGCTCTTGGCGATATGTCTAAGGAGAACGAGGGTATGGAGCAGGTTCGCATCGACATCCGTAACAAGGCGATGCGTGCGATCATCCAGAAAGTCTATGAAGCAATCCACAACGCTACTGGCGTCAAGTATGCTTTCGAGAATGCAGGTCTGACCAAGGCTGGCGTTGATGGCGTTCTGACCAAGATCCGCAGATTTGGTCGTCCGACCATTATCGGTGACTACGCTATTCTGTCTCAGTTCACTCCTTGGGCTGGTTATGTTGGCTCTATCAACAACAACACTGTCACTGGCATCTCCGAGGCTCAGATGAACGAGATCGCTCAGAACGGTCTGCTTGGCATGTACAACGGCGCTGTTCTGGCGGAGATTGAGAATCCTTATGACGAGACCAATATTGTTACTAAGGGGACTTCTCCCAATGAATATTTAGACTTTGAAACCATGCTTCCTGCTGGTCTTGGCTTCATCGTTCCTACTGGCACTAAGTCTCCTATCGCTACTTACACAAGGGGCGGTCTGACTTCCTTCACTGGTAACAATGTCAAGAACGGCAAAATCGAGACTAGATTTGACGTTGAAGTGGGACTGGACGTAGCCAAGGGACAAGAGTACAAAATCGGTATGTTCCTTGACAGCAACATCTCTTCTTTCTAATTTTAGCAACTAAGTTTGCGGAATAACTATCCGCCATTTACGGGGGGGGGACTGTTGAGTATTCAGCAGTCCCCTTTATGTGAGGAACAAATATGGAACGAAACGACAATTTCTATTGTTATAGTTTAAGACTCTTCCATTATTTGTGTGCTTTTAACGAAAAATGCTATGCATCGAAAATCAACAAAGTAAGCGGAAACCGATATTGGGTATTTCACAAGTCCGAAAGGCTCGACAGGATCATCGACTCGTACAACGAGATGAAGCATAGCTTTAGTTGAAAACGTGAAAAATAATTGAAACGAGGTATTAATAATGGCAAGAACCACGAATA